TCGATTTGTATACCTGACTCCCATAAATAAAAATGTCCCGCTGGGTACGCTAATCTTACGGGAAGCGAGCGGGATTTGTTGGTGCAAAGGTAATTAATTATTTCTAACCTACCAAACAATAGAGCAAATATCAAACAGATATTTTTATCTTACCGCTTCTTTTTCAAATGTTTTTCCGTAATTCTGTACTCGGATTTGGGTAACCATTTCCATGCATTTGAAAATAAAGAAGCGTTATGCTACTCTTGTAAGTGCGAAGCTTGAGAAACTAAACACAAAATCAACAAGAATAGGCATGGTAGTTCCCACGTTATAGCGTGGGCTGCTTTACCATATCTGTTGATTTAGGTTTTCTCAGGACCTGCACTTTAAAATGTGGTTATTGGCAGTGTCACACTTCTTTTTTAGGAGAAAGTGTTACGACAAAAAGAAAAAAGTCAATAGATCTAGCAGCTCAATCCGGGGCAGCTAACGAAGTTGTGTCTAGATATGGATCGGCCTCAAAAGAACATTTAGTATCCTATTCTGGTGTTGACTCACAGTACATAAATGGGATTAAAATTTGGAATAAATAAATCGGGTGTCTTTCTGCAAAGAAAAAGAGTCGTTCCGATGCGTTTCCAGGGCTCACAAGGCTCAAGGCTCACTTATGCGGTATTTTAACCTTGGTAGATGTGTAAGTATTTGCTTTACAGTCTGTTTGGTGGGACAAAACGTGCGGGTTGAATATTATTCTTTGGTCTTTGGAAAGTTCAGGATTGTCTTGACTTTGTCTGTCGTTTTATAGAATTTGTGTTTGCTTTGACCAGGCTTGTTTTTTGCCGGGTTTTATTCATAATGGCCGGATCAATGGATATGGGCACATTCGGATTTTTCACGATGCCCGGAATGACCAAGTGATGATGTCAATAGAAGTTTCTTTTATTTATACATTTTTCTTTCCGGTAAATGTCGGATGCGTTCGTGTATGTCTGGGGCTCATTATATTATTCATTTTATTTTTTAGAATATAGTCTTGTCCCCTTCTTTTTATTGTAATTAATTAAAAATCAGTGCGTTATTAGGTTTCTTGAAGCTTGTTTTGGGCTTAAATACCGCCTAAGTGAGCCTTTGAGCCCTGAGCCTTGGAAAGCTTGGTGAAAAGACCTTGTAATTCCTTTCAAAAGACCTGTTCTTTGTATAAAAAGACCTTGACGTTTTTTTAAAAGAACCTTGTCTTTGACGCCAAACATCAGGACCTTTTTTTTAAATGTCTGGATCTTTTTCAAAAACAACAAGACCTTTTTTCAAAAGGAACGGGTATATGGGGCACAGAACGAAGCGTATATGAGTCGGTCGGCTGAAAAATGGGTGAGAGGTTTGTGTTTCAACGAGTTAGGCGTGTGTAGCTGAAATGACGGCGTAAAACGAAGCGTTTACATAGGCTTACATTTGGTTTACTTTTGGGGCTTGTTGAGGCTCCTGTGGTTTACATGGGGCTTACGGGTGGTTTATATTGCGTTTCTGTTGGTGGTTGGTGTTGTGTTGGGGTGGGGGTAGAATGGTGGCTGAGGCCACTTTTTTTATGGTGTTTCTGAATTTTTATATTGCGAAATTATTCCATATAATGATTATTTGGTATATTTGCAGAAACAAAATGAGTGAATATGGCAAAGGTAATACATGTGCATCTGCTGCACAATATAGATGGAACGAGGCGGAAAGACTGGTACTTTAGCAGCATTTCCGCGGTTTATACGGTTTTGACGGCTGAACAGATCGGCGCAACGAAGAATTATTTGCTTCATGCCGGGCTGTCTGGCAATGGTACATTATGCACGAAACGCGCTATAATCAAGCAATCTACGCTTATTTCATGCTCTCGTGGGGCGGATGATTAGGCTGGTGTTTTATGGCGTTAGAACGCAAATATAAGGCCGTTTGGGCGGTCGTTGGAATGGAGGTCGTTTGGCCTCCTTTTTTTGTGTCCAAAAATGGCGAAAATAGTGGGTGGGGTTACAGCTGGGGTTACAAAGTGGGGTTACATTTTCCGAAAAGTGGGGTTACACATTCGGGGTTTTCGGGGGTAGGATAGAGGGGGAGGGAAAAGGATAGTTTTAAGGGATAGGGTGGGGGAAACTACCCATTTGTGATATTGGTAAAATGGGCGTGAATCGGGCTAAAACCTTGTATTTATGAGGATTCTTACATGGAATGAGCCTCGAAAGAGGGGGTACACCCCTCCAAATGGGGTTCTAATGGCATTGGAGGGGTGTACGTATGGTGTTACGGCTTACCACCTATGATAACATGGAATGGGTTTACTCTGCACTTGCAATATTTGAAGTGTCGGCATCCGATACATGCTTTTCTTTTTCGATAGACAGTTGCTTTATGGTTTCTTTGAGACGTCCAATTTCCTCTGCTTGTTGTATGATTTTAGCATCTTTGCTTTGTATGTATGGTTCTAATTGACCAAAGAATGTGGCAATGCTTGTCTCTGTCGTTGCAAGAATAGGATTTCCTGGCTCAGAATTAGGTAAGGTGTCACTCCCTAAGCCAGTGAGAAGCCACATTGCGTTTACATCGTAAGAAATCACGATTTTTTCTAAAACGTCAGCTTTGGGTATGACTCCCTTTATATAACCTCTTATATTAGCTTCACTAACGCCTAATTTCTGGGCGAATACTGTATTCTTTCCACCTGCTTTAATATCAACGAGGTGCTTGATTCTTTCGTGAATTGTCCCGGTATGTGCCATAATTCTAAATTTAATCGAAATAAATCCCGATTTTTCTTTTGTAATTCGTGAGAAATCACTATCTTTGCAGCGTGTTAATTATTTAACGCGCGGTCAAAGGTACGAAAAATGACCGAGAATAACGAATTTTTGCAATTAAAGAATATGAACGACAACGAATTAAAGGAATGGCAGACGCAGAGCGTGAAGCACAAGGTGGCAATGGTTCTGATAATGGACGGTGTTAGTTTCAGCTACACAGAAGAGGATGGCATCGTATTTACAGCACCAGAATGTTATGTGGCGAGATTGATAAGACGTCTGATGTCCTGCTACGGATGTAGCGTTAGACCGAAGATAAACGAGGTAAAATGATTGCAGGATAACACGGAGACCCTGAGTGCGGCACTGGATAGTCAGCCTCCGCACTGGATAGTCGGCAGGGTTGGCCTCGGATGACCGCGGGAAAGACCGCAGGGGTGGCACGGTTGCAGTGGCCGGAAAGTTGGAATAAGCGAAAGCGAAGAGCGTAGGACAGCCACGGGGTTCGACTCCCCACACTCCACAATAAGTATAACGTAAAAACAAGTGAGATATGAAAAAGTACATTCATGTAACGAAAGAGGTTCGTGAGCACCTGATGAAAATCTTCGGTGTTTCCGCTGTAATGGTATGGAAGGCCTTGACTTTTGAGAGTGAGAGTGTCCTTGCCAACAAGATACGCAAGGCTGCCTTTGAAAACTTTGGTATATTGATGAACGAGTTGCCAGCAGTGGAAACCTTCCATGACCATGACAATTATATGCGCCAGTATTTCCCGAATGGTGTTTTGCTGGAGGTAAACAAGAGCAATGGTGATGTGGATGTGATTTTCAAAGGTGAAAGTGTCAAGCACTATGAAAACGTGTTTGTAAGAGACCTTAAAGGCATTCAGAACTGGGCTGCAACATTGAGATAAGGAGGAGTAAGTATGGAGTACCACGATAACAGACTTTGCATCTCGATGCGGGAACTTGTGGATGGCGGTGTGATGACCGTATCAAACTACAAGCAGCTCTCCGCACGCGGTCGCATTGATGTAGTGCGTCGTGGTGGAGGCTCTTCCAAGAACTACGCGCTTATTGCCGTATGCAGTCTGCCCGATGCTTATCAAGACAAGCTCAAGGAGCTTTATCCTGATCCATCGCTTGAGGTGCTGCTTGCCTGGCTTGATGCCAACTACGAGGTGGACCAGGCAGCTGTCGCTTATTTCAACGACTGGCGCAACCAGTGCGGACACGACCATGCTACTGATGCTCATGTGAAGGAGTATGTGACCAACGCCAGCGTGCTGAATGCTTGTATCAAGCTCTACAACAACGCCAAGGCGATACAGAAGACGATGGGTCAGAAGTATGACTGGAGCATGATGTCGCAAGCTGTGGAGGGCTACCGTATGAAGACTGGGCACACATTGCCTGCAAGTATGTTGCGCTTCCGCAAGAAGGTGAATGAGTACCAACGAGACGGCTACCAGTGTCTCATCAGCAGAAAGTTCGGTAATCAGACAAGCCGTAAGGTGGATTACCGTACTGAGCGTTTGATTCTGTCGATAGCCGTGTTACCCAACAAGCCGTTCAATACCAATGTTTGGGAATTGTACAACTCGTTTGTGTGCGGTGAGCTGGACGTGTATGACCCAGAGACCGGTGAGCTTTTCGACGCGAGCGAGTGGACCGACAAGAACGGTGACCCGAAGTCGCTGAGCGAAAGCACCATCACCAACTATCTTAACAAGCCCAAGAACCGACTGTTTATTGAACACTCGCTTGACTCTTACACCACATTCATGCACGAGCAGATGCCACACGTTCACCGCCATGCGCCTGAGTTCTCGTTCTCAAAGATTTCATTCGATGACCGCGACCTCCCACGCAAACTGAAGGATACCAAGGCAAGGCCGAAGGCATACTACGCCTACGATGTGACAAGCCAGTGCGTGGTGGGCTACGCCTACAACCGCAACAAGAACGTGGACTTGGTTGCCGACTGCTTCCGTTCGATGTTCCGACTGATAGAAAGCAAGGGCTGGGGTTGCCCGGCGCAGGTTGAGGTGGAGAACCACTTGATGAGTCAGTGGAAAGAGAGTTTCCTGAAGGCAGGAGTATTGTTCCCATTTGTGCGTTTCTGCGCCCCGATGAACTCTCAAGAGAAATACGCTGAGCCGATGAACGGTGCCAAGAAACGCCGTGTGGAGCATAGAAACCACCTCGGCATCGGACGCTTCTATGCCAAGGACAGACACTACCGCACGGAGGCCAAGAAAGTGTTTGACGAGAAGAATGACACCTACGAGGACAAACAGTACTACACATGGGAAGAACTGATTGCTGATGACATCCGCGACATCAAGGAGTTCAACAATACCCTCCACCCGAACCAGAAGAAATACCCCGGCATGACACGCTGGCAAGTGCTTGAAGCCAATATGAACCCAACGCTTCAGCCCATGGACAAATCGGTGTGGGCACGCTTCATCGGCGAGCACACCGAGACCTCCATACGCAGGAACAGCTACTGCAGAGTGGCATATAAAGACTGGTGGTTGAGCAAAACTGAAGTGATGGAACGTCTTGATCCGAACAACTACAAGGTGGATGCCTACTATCTGACCGATGAGGACGGCAACGCGACCGACGTTTATATCTTCCAGAACGACCGACTTATCGACAAGCTCGAGGACGTGGGCACGTTCAACACTGCCGATGCAGAGCAGACTGACAAGGACAAGGAGATATTCGTGAACCAGCAGAAGAAGATAGCTGCATTCAACGCATACGTGAAGAAGAACGCCATCGCAAGTGTGGGCATATCCAAGTCGGAACACTCAGAAGATGCTGCACCACCACCGCTTGAACTTCCACCGATGGAAAGCGAGCAGGAAATGGAAGTGACCTACCACATTTCTGACCCGTTGGCAGATTTATAGAATGATATTAGAATACAATTAAAATAACGTGAGACATGATAACGAATGAGAACAAGAAGCGGATATTGGAAGCTATAGCCACCAACCGCACGAACTATCCGAGCGATGCCAAGCACGCTGCTTCATTGGGCATCAGCACCTCGGTATATAGCGCCATCAAGAATGGTCAGACCGACAAGGCACTGAGCGAAGCCAACTGGATAACCATTGCCCGAAGACTGGGTGTGAACCTCAGAGGAGGCATTGAATGGAAGCCAGCACGCACCGCCACCTTCGAATATATCACCAAGCAGCTGGAGTTCAGCCAACAGAGCGGACTGAGTGCGATACTATGTGATATACCAAACATCGGCAAGACATTCACGGCACGCTATTATGTGCAGTGCCACCGCAACGCCATCTATGTAGATTGCTCTCAGGTGAAGACCAAACTGAAGCTGGTGCGCAAGATTGCCACTGAATTCGGTGTGGGCAGCAACGGAAGATACAGCGATGTGTACGAGGATTTGGTCTATTACTTGCGCTCAATCGACACCCCACTCATCATTTTGGACGAGGCTGGCGACTTGCAGTATGAGGCATTTCTGGAACTCAAAGCCTTGTGGAACGCTACAGAAAGATGCTGCGCCTGGTATATGATGGGTGCAGACGGACTGAAAGCCAAAATCAATCGCTCCATTGAGTGCAAGAAAGTGGGTTATACCGAGATGCTCAGCCGATACGGTGACCGCTACTCTAAAGTGACGCCCGATGACTGCAAGGAGCGTGAGAAGTTCCTGAAAGACCAGGCAAGCGTGGTGGCCAAGGTGAACGCCCCCGAAGGTGCGGATATTGCTACCCTGGTGCGCAAGTCGGGTGGTGGACTGAGACGAGTTTACACGGAAATTGAGAAACTAAAAAGAGTATAGTAATATGGAAACAAAGATAACAGTGACATTCACAGATGGAAGTCGCAGAGTGTTGAAAAGCCCAGAGAAACTGGAAAAAATAGACGAAAACCGGGAAGCCTGCTTTGTGATGGATAACGGACAGGTATATTATGGCTATTGTGATGGTAAAGTTGACGAAGAAGGTGATTTCTGCCTAATGAGGTCCATTCATGGCATAGGGCTGCCATTTAATCGCCTTCTCGGGTGGTGCTACAAGTCAAGTGGAAGAAAGAAATAAAACGTGAGTAAGTGATATGGCAAAGCGAGCATACAGCCCCAAGGATGTGGCGAATATCAAGTGTAAGGCACTACCATTTGAAGGACAATGGAAAGACGTGTTCGGTCAGCCTGAAGAGGGCGATACATGGTTTATCAGCGGACCCAGTGCCAGTGGCAAGAGTTCCTTCGTTATGCAGTTTGCCAAGATGCTCTGCGGTATAGGCAGCGTGTTGTATGTGTCCTTGGAGGAGGGCGTTGGTTTGTCGATGCAACGACGGCTCGCCCAATTCAAGATGACTGATGTTCAAGGCTCGTTCCGCCTCATTACCGATGGCGACATCAAGGCCTTGGAAGAACGCCTGGCGAAACCCAAGAGTGCCAAGTTTATCATCGTGGATAGTTACCAGTACGCATACGAAGCAGGGTGGGAATATTCACTGACCAGGGCACTGATAGACCGCTTCAAGCGCAAGACCTTCATTTTCGTCAGCCAAGAGGATAAAGGCAAACCAATCGGCAAACCTGCCATCAGACTGAAATACGCAGCCGGTGTGAAGGTGAGAACGCAAGGCTTCAGAGCCTACTGTCAAGGACGCTATTCAGGCAACGTGAGCGAATATTACACCATCTGGGCGGAGAAAGCCGTGGAGGTTTACAATGACAAGTCTAACAACTAAACATAACTGAGATGAAGAAGAAAGTTTATATCAGCGGAGCGATAGCCCACTACGACCTTAAAGAGCGTATGGCAACCTTTGACCATGCGGCACGCTATCTCTCCATAAAAGGTTACGAGCCGGTGAACCCATTTGAAAATGGTATTTCGCAGGAAGCACATTGGATGGAGCACATGAGGGTGGACATTGCCCTGCTTTTGAAATGTGACTGCATCTATATGCTGCAAGGCTGGGAATTGAGCAAGGGCGCAAAACTGGAACTGGATGTTGCCAGTTCGTGTGGCATTAAAGTGATGTTTGAAGGACATGAGAACAATGTTCGTGAATACACCTGCTGCCTTTGCGGTAAGCCCCAAATCGGCTATGGAAACAATCCTCATCCATTGAAAGATGAGGGGGAGTGTTGTCCTGAATGTAATTTGAAGGTGTTAAGTGAAAGAATAAGGTTGTCAAAATTGAAATAGATATGGCACAGGAAGTAACCAATTTCGCACGCTTCTATGGCATACTCAAAAAGAGCTACAAGTTTGCCACCAAGGAGCTGGGCGATGAGTTCAAGGAAGGAGTGGTGAGTCAATTCACTAATGGACGTACCACTTCGCTTAGGGAAATGACCCGTAAGGAGTACGACATGATGTGCGACAATCTCGAAGGTGTGACAGCCAAATTGATACGCACTGCCAAGGACGTACAGCGCAAGCATCGAAGCCAGTGCTTGAGGTTGATGCAGAAACTCAGCATCGACACAACAGACTGGACACGCATCAACGCATTTTGCCAGGATCAGCGTATTGCCGGCAAGGTGTTCTCCCAACTAAGTAATGAGGAATTGGAGCAGCTATCGGTGAAGCTCCGCTCCATCCAGCGCAAGGGAGGTCTGAAACCTAAGAAAGAACCGACACCTCCAGCACAGCCACAAGTGGAATACATGATGGTACCAATTGGAAATGGAGGTGAGGCATGAATGAGAAAGTGAAGCGTGTGATGGAATACATTCATGGCATCGCATACAGAGAACTCCAAGGGGACCAGTACATCGAATTTCTTGAGTGTATTGAATACGAGATAGACAAGGAACTGGATGAAGGCGACTGGCCGGAACCAGAAGAAGACGAGTGATAAGCAATCAAAATAATAATCAACAAAAAGTTTACTACAATGGCAAAAAGAGAAAAGAAAGTAATCATTACCGGTGTGACAAGAGAATCAGCCGACGAAGCGTTCGCAGCCTACGCAAAGGCAGACGCACAGAGTGCGAAAATCACGGCAGACATTGAATTGCAGTGTGCCAAGATCCGCGAGAAGTATGCCAACAAGTTGGCAGAACTGGAAGGTGAGATGGAGAAAGCCTTCGCCACGCTCCAGGCTTATGCTACCGAGAACCAGGCAGAGTTGTTCACCAAGAAAAAGAGTCTTGAGATGGCGCATGGCGTTATCGGCTTCCGCACGGGTACACCGAAGCTGAAGACCCTGAAAGGCTTCACATGGGCAAGCGCCCTGCAGCTGGTGAAGGAGTTCCTGCCCGGCTATCTGCGACAGACCGAGGAGATAGCCAAGGACAAACTCCTTGCAGACCGCGACGTGGAGGATATGGTTCCTCAGATGAACAAATGCGGTATCCAAGTGGTGCAGGACGAGACATTCTACGTTGAACCCAAGAAAGAGGATGCCGTATGATACTGGAAGTGGAGAAGAAACCGAAAGTGGCCTTGTGCCGTAAGTGTTACGGCACAGGTCGTCTCCACGACAAGGAGACTGGCAAAGAAAGCACATGTGACCAATGTGAGGGAACGGGCAGAGTAACCGTCAGCGCAAAGATGAGCTATGACATCCGTCCCTATAAACCAAGAGACAGACACTAAAACATTTTATGAGCAAGAGGCGAGGAGCAAGCTATCAGAAACGTGTCACCGACATAAATAGGATATACGACCAACATGCCAAAAGCGGAATCAGCAACCGCGAGATATGGCGAAGGTACGTGTATCCTGTTTATGGTATATGTGAGCGTACCTTCTACAACCTCCTTAATGCCTCTTGTGACCCTAAGAACGAAGTGCCACAAGAGGCACAGACGTTTCTAAAATTCGACTTTGACGATGAACCAGGACATACAGAAAATTATCCGCAATATCCTAAACGACGTTAGGGTGGAGTTGAGTGATGAGTTTGACCGCAACTTTGAACGGCAGGCATTCTTCAACGAGGCGTGGCAACGCAGAAGCAGCCCCACACGTCCTGGCGGTTCCATACTG